AATATGCTTGGGTCTAATGAAGGATATATAACTCCTTCTTGTGATGCGGTTCTTATATCATAAACATTACCACTATACCCATTTTGGACCGAGTGTTTGTTTTCAATCAATATTAAATCTTTGTTTGGATTATTGACTTCTGGTGGAACTAATGATACAACTCCGTCCACTAATGAAATCTGATATGCTAAATCACTTAAAACAATCGGTTGATTTATTTGCCACTTGTCTGGTGCAAAAAAGTCTTTTACCACTTGTATTGATTTAAACAATACATCATTTTTATTATAACCTCTTTTCACAATAATATTAAACTTAACACTAATGTTAATAACATATCCGTCTTTTATATTGATTGCGTCTGTCATTATTCTATATTGTGAAAGATATATTTTTAAATTTTGTTTTACCGCTCTGTTCAATGCTACTAACTTTTTGTTAACATCATAACCCAATAAATACATATTCAATGCTAATGGGTTTGGTTGTTTTGTAGCCGTTCTTGTATCGATAACTTGTCCGTCAATAACTTGTAATTGTCCGTCAGTTTCTAATTGTTCATCTTGAACGATATATGCTTTTGCAATATTACCATATTTTTGTGGTAATGAATAAGCTCTTGTAATATAGTCTGCTTTGGTCACCGCTCTATTTTGTGCATTAAAATATGCAGCAGCATTCTCTTTTATTTGTCTAAGAGTTTCTGAAGAAGAACCACCTGATGCTGGTGATTCATTATTAATTTTAATACTAGCTTCTGCACTAGCTTTTTTAGTAGCATCTAATCCCTCAGTAGAAATGGTATAAATTTTTCTTGCAAAACTTATAATACTATTACTTGCTACATTATGTTCAACTGCTCCACCATAATTATAAGTTACGGTAAGTGTTGTATTACTTGGTGCCAAACCAAATGTTTGTGTTTTTAAAAAATTACTTGGGTCAAACGATTCATCTAATCTTGAAACACCTTGACCTAATGATGAACCAACATTATCTGGATTTGGAATAATTTCTTCATCTGCATTATCACTAATACCTGAACCGAATCTTAATTCCATTTTATTATCATCACGAATATAAGTTGTAAATCTTCTTGATGATTTGATTAATTTTAACAAGTAAGGTGTATCTGTTTCAAACTCGCCTAAATCAGGGTCGTTAAGAGTCGTATTTTGTTCTGATTCAAAGATTGTATCTTGTGCCAAAAATGGAACTTGATAGTATTTGTTATTAGCGCTATCCGTTACTGATATGATTTCTGTTACTTTCTCGTTTGATAAAACTATTTTATCAAATTCTTTTGCATTAGTAAAAGTAAATTCTTCTGATTCTCTTGTGCCGGATTGTGCTAATACTTTTTTAGTTAGTCTAAATAATGTAGGAACATTACCTGAACCCGGGTCTAACAACTGAACATCCATTCTGTCTAATGAACTTGATGCTTTAAAATTAACATCATCTAATAAAGTAAATTCTGTTCCATTGTCTGCTGTTACGGTTGAGTTAGCACTTAACACACCTGCGTAATCTAAATCGGCTTGAAACTCTCCACTAACATTTTTAGCAGGAACTTCAACACTTACGGTTAATTGAACTGATGCTGGTGTTGCCAGTTTAGGTGTGTATCCGTAAGATTGTGCAATAGCTAAAACATTTTTTCTTTCTTCTGCAAATTGTAAAAGTGTTTCTCTAAATTGATTATCAACATAATAGTTCAGAACATCTCCAACATAAGATGCCATTTCAACAAACATCATACCTGGTGATGCTTCATTGAAATCGTTGTATTGGTTTGGGAAATAGTTTTTCGCAAACTCAATTAAATTGTTTCTTATATCTGTAAAATCTCTACCGAGATAATTTACTTCTTTACTAACTAACTTTTTATTTGTACCGTAATCTGGCATTTTTAATCTCCAATTCTAAAGTCGAAATTTAATACTTCAATAGTGTCAGGATTTAAAGGAACTGAAAACTCGATTGAAACATTAACTTGATTATCTTGTTGTGTGGTGAAAACATTAATAATATTAATATATGCTAAGAATCTATCAACTGCTGAACGAATAGCTTCTTCTATTCTGTTTGGAACATCTACACCTTGTTCAAATACAATTGATTTTAATTGTGAGCCGAACTCTGGTTGAAATATTCTTTCACCTGGTGTCGTTAATAACAAGTTTTGTAAGTTTGCTTTTGATTGTTCCAAGACAGTTTTTGTCTTGTAAAAAAATCCCTCTGGACTATGGTCCAATGGAAATCTTATTCCGACATACTTGTCTTCATTTCTATCTATTTCTCTTACACTTCTTGCCATTTGTTATTAAGGTCTGTAATTACCCTCACCACTTTTCTTTTTATTTATTGCTTTCATCAATCCAGAATAATCACGAGTTAGTGCATTTTGAACATCTTCTGGCACTTGGTCAACTGAAACACCTGCTTTCTTGATTGAATCAACTGCTGCCATTTCTCTCGCTCTTTCTTTATTCTGTCCTCTACCTAAGTCTCCATAACCTAATACTTCTGCCATATTGTCAGAACCTAACACTCCACCGCCCAATGTAGGATACTCATCAGTTTCCTGCTGTCCTAATGGTTTAGTGTTATTCAATACTTCGTTTAACGCTGTGTTTTTCGTGTATTGTTTTTTAGATTTTTTCTTTGCTACTTTTGGTTTAGAAATAGTTTCCGATAAACTCATTTCTTTTTCGTCATTAATAAATATCTCGGTCATCTGTTTTTTAACTTCTTTACGGACAACTAATTCTATTATTTTTATTAACTCTTTTTTGTTCATTACTGCTCCTATTTTGTTAAATTTAAAATCTTTCCATACATTTTTACTTGTTCAACATCTCCCTCTACACTACCTTGTTCTGCAATATAATCTTCAAGAAGTCTAAATACTCCATTATCTCTTGCTCTCGGTATATCACCACCACCCACACTTTTATCTTGTGCGATAGCTAATGCGTCATTAGCTCCTGGTATTTGGTCCCTTTCTTCTGCTGGTATATTTTCTAATATAGCAAGTAAATCTTTTCTATCACCAGAGTCTATTCCTGCAGAAATTTGATTTGCTTGTTCTAATTTTGCTTTATTTGATTCTGCAAATTGTTCTGCTTTTGCAATACCACCCTCAACATCTTTTGCAAATTCATCAATGTCTCCAACCACATTTGTAAGACTTGATGGTATTGGTAATGATGCTTTTATCTCAGCTGGTGTTTTTGTTGTTAATACTTGTGTATCTAAAAATTCTAAGTTTGTTGTTGCTTCAATAAAGTTTACTGCTCCCTCTAAACCATTAACAATTTTTTTTATTCCAATGGGACTTGGTAATGAAGGGACACCTTGTATTAATCCGTCAAATACTTTTTGTATACCTGTTATTTGTTTTAAAAACCCAGCCATATTTAATACTGGAAAATCAATACCAGGTTTTGTCTTATTGAGTATTTTTCCGGTAGGACTTCCACTTACATCTATTTCTGCTGTGCTGTTTCTTGGTTTCAACACAATTTTACTATTTGACTCAATGTTCACATCACCTTGACTTGAATTAATATTGATGTCTTGTAGTCCTCTAATATTAACCTCATCTGTTAAAGCTGTCATTAAAAGTTCATCACTTTCTATGTTGATTAAACCTGTTCCCTCGATTGACTCTAAGTCAACTATTGACCTTTGGTTATTAATCGTTATTCTTGGTGACTCTTCTATACCTTGTGATTGTCTACTTGACAATGTTATAAAATTACCAAATCTTCCTTGTATCAAAGTATCACCAACTTCAACATCTGCGTGCTCTGGTGATATTTCTTGATAAGTTCCACCTCGTGTTAAATCAAGTGTTTGATTTTCACTAATGGCACTTTCATTTATTTTTCTATAATTAACATCAGTTATATCTCTACTTAATCTTGATATATAATGTTGTTGACCTTTGTATTCAAGACCCAACCACAATTCGCCTCGTAAAGGATACTGAATTATATTTGAGTTCAATGGTAAAAAAGTTCTATCTCCGATTTCTTCAAGAGAGTCTCCTTGTTCCGAATACACATATCTACCAATTACTGAACCAACATTTTCTGTATCAACTTCCACAACTTCAAAAACTTCTAATTGATGAAATTGACTCTCTTCTTTTAATTGGTCTAATATTGCATATAGTTCATTTCTTGTAATAAGTTCATTATCAAATCCCTTATCTACACCAGAACCACCCTTGGACACTGTGTATGCCATTTAATTTTCCTTACTTATACTTGACTCTATTTCGTCTTTTTTGATTTGTAACTCTTGAACATCTGATTCTATTGCACTCATCAATTGTTCTTTTTCTGCTTCTGATAAACCGAACTCATCTCCACTATCGGATACTCTTTTTTCAGCTGCTGTAATTCTTTGAACGATTGTTGCCAACTTAACAAGTTGTTCGTCGTTCTTAACATTGATTTCTAAATACTCTTTTAACATAGGGATAATCTGAACGGCCGTATCTCCGTCCTTGATAAATCCCACAACCTCTTTCATCAATACTTCTAATTGTTGTTTATTGGTTTTGGAATTATCGTATATG